AATAACGAACTGATGAAGGCCAATGCTCACAACAGCATGACTATTCAGCGTCCGACTCGCCAGTCCCGCGTCTCTTTCGGCGGCCTTAACAAGGGCTGACGAATCCATCTTTTTCAAAGGAATGACAAATGGCTAACGTTGACAAAGCCTTTGGTCTGCGTCCTCTTGGCAACTTATCCGGCACTGGTGCACAGAAACAGTACGGCTATGAGATTGCTGATAACCAGGCTGGAGCAATTTTCCAAGGCGACCTCGTCACCATCTTTGATGGCTACCTGGTCAAGTTCGCACCTGCTACACACACCGCTGCGGTGGGCGTGTTTAACGGTTGCAACTACATCGACCCCACCACAGGCAAACCCACCTGGAAGAACTACTACCCTGGTTCGGTCAACATCACCGCTGGCAAAATCGCTGCCGACGTGATGGACGATCCATCGCAGCTGTTCCTGATCCAAGTTGACGAGTCTGTTGCCCAGACCCAAGTCGGCTTCAACGCTGATGTGGTCGGCACTGGCGGCAGCACCACCACTGGTGTGTCCTCCATGGAACTCGACTCGTCCACCATTGCAAAAGCTGCTGCACTGAACCTGAAGATTGTTGGCCTGTACGACGTACCGGGCAACTCTTTTGGCACCAATGCCGTGGTGGTGGTGAAAATCAATGAACACCTGTACGGCAGTGCTGGTGTTGCAGGTCAAGGAGCTTAATCATGGCTATTTCTCGCGCACAACTGGTCAAGGAACTTGAGCCCGGCCTCAATGCCTTGTTCGGTCTCGAGTACAAAAACTACGAGAACCAACACACTCAAATCTACTCCATCGAATCTTCGGACCGCGCGTTTGAAGAGGAAGTGATGGAATCGGGCTTCGGCGAAGCTCCTGTGAAGACTGAAGGCGCGGGCGTTTCGTACGACCAGGCGCAAGAGGTCTACACTGCTCGCTACACCCACGAGACCATCGCCCTGGCGTTCTCGCTGACCGAAGAAGCCGTTGAGGACAACCTCTACGACCGTCTGTCGGCCCGCTACACCAAGGCTTTGGCCCGTTCGATGGCTCAGACCAAGCAGATCAAGGCTGCGGCCGTGCTGAACGGCGCGTTCACCACCTCCATCGGTGGCGACGGCGTTGTTTTGTGCGCAACCAACCACCCCACTCTGTCAGGTCCAAACCTGTCCAACACCCTGGCTACACCTGCTGACTTGTCCGAGACTTCCTTGGAACAAGCTTTGATCGACATCCAAGCGTTCACCGATGAACGTGGTTTGAAGATCGCTGTGCAGGGCTTGAAGCTGATCATCCCTAAAGAGTTGCAGTTCACGGCTGACCGTATCCTCAAGTCCACACTGCGTGTGGGCACTGCGGACAACGACATCAACGCGATCCGCAACATGGGCATGGTCTCTCAGGGCTACACCGTCAACAACTTCTTGACCGACCCAGACGCGTTCTTCATCAAGACTGACGCTCCTAACGGCATGAAGATGTTCGAGCGCGTGTCCATGAAGACTGGTTTTGAAGGTGACTTCGACACCGGCAACGTCCGCTACAAGGCCCGTGAACGCTACAGCTTCGGCTTCAGCGACCCACGCGGTCTGTTCGGTTCGCCAGGCGCAGCCTAAGCGAAAAGGGTTGGGGGTTCCCGGCCGAGAAAAAAGGGGCTTCGGCCCCTTTTTCTTTTTGTGGAAATAGGTTATATTGGGATCATTCCGGGGTTTTCCGGTGCATCTGACAGTCCCGGCTGACGACATGCAGATAGATGCGCCTTCACTTGCATGTAAGGAAAAACCATGGCAAATACCACGTTTACCGGCCCAGTTCGATCGCAGAACGGCTTTCAATCCATCACTGTAGCTCCCGGTACTGGCGCTGTCACTGTTGATGCTTCTTTCGGCACCGCTACTAGCGTGACCGATTTGACGACTACCAACCTGGTCTTCACTGATCAAAATCACCCCACAAAAGCCGCGATCAACGCTACTGCAACAGCCACTGCTGCACAAGTCGCCACCGGCTACATCACTTCCACTTCGGCAGCCGCCACAACCATCACGCTGCCTACTGGCACGTTGCTTGGCGCAGCTCTTGGCGCAACCCAGGGTACCGTGCTGGACCTGTACATCGACAACACCGCTGGTGCAAACACCGTGACGATTGCTGTAGCTGTTAACGGTATCTTGTCTTCCGCTGCTGCTGACACTGCCGGTTCTTTTGGCGACCTGACCGTTGCTTCGGGTGTGACAGGTTTGGCTCGTTTCACCATCATGTTCTCTAGTGCCACAGCATACGTTTTCACACGTACCGCTTAACTAGGAGCCTGCTATGGCGACCAATGTAAAACAAGCGCATATAAACGCCAGTGGTTTTCTGGTGATGGGCCGCAACCGTATCAGGGGCCTCTCCTTCGTGGGCACCGCTAACGCGGGCGAGCTTTCAATGTTTGATACTACGGTGGCCCCTGTGACCGCAGGCGTGACGTATGGCCGCAGTGGGAACACCGTAACAGTCAGTAAAACAGCCCACGGCCTGATAACTGGCGACGTTGTAGGAATCCATTTTTCGGATAACTCAGGCGCATCTGCAACAGACGGCAACTATTCCATAACCCGAATAGATGCCAACTCCTTTTCGCTGACGGACATTAACTCAGGGACCATCACTGGCACCCCAGCAGCTGCCTATGTCAGCGGAAACAACCGCTGGTTGTTGACCTATGAGGTATCTGCCACGGACATTTTCAACAATGCTCCTGATGTTCCTGATCAAGGTGTTTTGGCGGTCAACGCCATCTATGCCTACATGATCAACATGTCTGCAGTGAACATTTACTATGGCTAAGAAAACCCCTTCCCTTTCGGTCGGTCGCGGCGAGAAATTGCCCGCCTCCAGGGGGGCGGGTTTGACTGCCAAAGGCCGTGCCAAGTACAACGCAGCAACAGGCAGCAATTTGAAAGCCCCACAGCCACAAGGCGGTAAGCGCAAGGACTCGTTCTGCGCGCGCATGGGCGGTATGCCGGGACCGATGAAGGATGAAAAAGGCAAGCCTACCCGCAAGGCGGCTGCATTGGAGCGCTGGAAATGCTGATGGACATTAACTTAATTTGGTCAACCGTTTTATCCGTCGCACTCGGCGGATTGTGGTTTTTTATCCGTGAAAGAATTGAAGAAGTCAAGCGGATAGACATCTTGTTAAACAAGACACGAGAGGAGATTGCCCGTGATTACGCAACTAATTCAGAAGTGCAAAGAGTTACTGACCACATTGACCAACGCTTTAATCGCCTTGAAGCAAAAATTGATCAACTCATTCAACAAGCAAAGTAAGGAGCAGTGATGGCAACCTCGAAATTAAAAATGGTCAAAAAAGACGGCAAATCAGTGCCTGCTTTTGCGGCCGATGGCGTTGGCAAAATGAAAAAAGGCGGCGCGGTAGGCATGCACAAAATGCCTGGCGGCAAGATGAGGAAAGATTCTGACATGAGCGACAAAATGGGTCGCGCTGTTAAACGTAAAACGGCCGACGTAAAGGGCCGTGCAATGAAAAAAGGAGCTTGATATGGCTGGACGTGGAATGGGTTGCGCCACTCGTGGCGGTGGTGCTGTTGAAAGCGGCCCCAAAAACAAGGTAATGTCCGAGACCAGTAAGACTACTGGCCCCGTGATGATGAAAAAGGGCGGCATGGCCAACAAAGGCGGCATGAATGAGCACAAGCGCATGGCCATGGGCAAGCCCATCGGCAAAATGGGCGGTGGCATGATGGCCAAGGGCTACAAAAAAGGCGGAGCAGCCTGCTAAATGGCCACATCAGGCACAACCACATTCAACCTGTCGATTGACGACTTGGTTGAGGAGGCGTTTGAGCGCTGCGGCATGCGTCCGACCAGTGGGTTTCAACTCACCTCGGCCCGCCGATCGCTCAACTTGCTTTTTCTTGACTGGGCCAATCGCGGGCTGAACCTGTGGACAATTGAGCAAGCCACTTTCCCGTTGACCGCTGGCGTCAACGAGATTGCTTTGGACGAGTCGGTTGTCAACGTGCTTGAGGCGGTCATCCGCCAAAACAACCAAGGCACCAACACGGATGTGTACATTGAGCGCATCAGTCGTGAAGACTGGCTCAACGTGCCCAACAAGACGACGCAGGCACGCCCCGCGCAGTTCTATGTTGAGCGTACCAACATCCCCAAGGTGTACTTCTACCCTGCCCCGGCTGCCGGGTACACGTTTGTGTATTACCGCATCCGACGCATCCAAGACGCAGGAAGCTATACCAACACGGCGGACGTAAACTTCCGCTTCTTGCCCTGTTTGGCGTCCGGCTTGGCGTACTACCTCTCCCTCAAGTTTGCGGCTGATCGCGCTGCGGCGCTCAAGGCGATCTACGAGGAGGACTTCCAGCGCGCCGCCCTGGAGGATCGCGACACTGCAAGCGTGCAGTTCGTACCGGACATGGGGGTGTGACATGGCTTTTGCTACAGGCATGCACTCGTATGGGCTGTGCGACTACTGTGGCCAGCGGTATCGGTACAACAACCTGCGCAAGAACTGGCGTGGGTTCATGGTGTGCCCGGACGACTACGAGCCCAAAGAGCCCCAGTTGGAGCCCTTGCGTTACAACGGCGATGCCATCGCGCTGCGCGATCCACGCCCCGATCGTATTGAGCCCGTGTCTGTCTTTGTCGGTGCGCCTGGCTTCACCGCATTTCAAAGTTACGGCAGCGTCCAAGGCGGCACTAACATGCAGCCGTACGTCCAAGACCAAGCGCTCATCGCGCAAGGCGTTGTTGGTAAAGTGACTGTGAGTATTTCATGACCTACGACGAACTTGTCACCAACATTCGAAACTATACCGAGGTGGGGAGTAACGTCTTCACCGCGCCGGTCATAAACGTCTTTATTACCCTGGCGGAGAACCAGATTCTTCGTGAGATTGACTTGGATGTGTTTAAGCTAGAAGTCACCGGGAACATGACTCAAGGCAATAAGTTCCTGACTGCCCCTTCGGACCTGCTCACGCACCGCTACATGATCTTGACGCCGGCCAGTGGAGAGCAGCTCTTTTTGGATTTCAGAGACACATCTTTCATGAAAGAGTATTGGGCTAACGGCACCACCCAAGGCACCCCAAAGTACTACTCAGTTTGGAACCAGAACACGTTTTACATTGCACCCACGCCAAATCAGGCGTACAGCGTGGAGCTGGGCTATATCTACCGCCCGGCACAGCTGTCGTCCGCCAATCCTACAACATGGATCAGCATTAACGCACCAGAAGCACTTCTGTACGCCTGTCTAATTCAAGCCTACAGTTACACCAAAGGGCCTGCGGAAATGATGCAGTATTTCCGTGCAGCCTACAAAGAGGCTATACAGGGCTTGGGCACTGAACAACAGGGTCGCCGTCGTCGTGATGAATACCGAGATGGTATGCTTCGTATTCCACTTAAATCGGAGTCACCCGGGCCATGATTACACCCATCGTTCAAGCCTCTATGGGCAGTGTGTTTGTCGAAACAACGCAGGCACGCGGCTGGACCGCCGAAGAGTTGGCTGTTCGCGCCGCTGACAAAATCATCTACATCGGCGATCAGTCGCATCCTGCGGTGCAGGCGCAGGCTCGGGCATTCAAGGAGAACGTGAAGCAGGTGGTAGCGTTCTATTTGAAAGAAGCAATTGAGCAGGATAGAGCGACAATTGCGGCCAGGCTTACCCAAGCTGGGCACCCTAACTTGGTTCATTTACTAGGAGATTAAAATGGCATTCTCAGGCAATTTCATGTGCACCAGCTTCAAAGTGGAGTTGATGCAGGCGGTACACAACTTTACCACCAGCACCGGTAACACGTTCAAGCTGGCTTTGTACGACAACAGTGCCTCTTTTACGGCGGCAACAACCGCGTACACCGCAACCAACGAAGTGGCCAACTCTGGCACGTATGCCGCAGGCGGGGGTACGTTGACCAACGTTACGCCCACGTCCACCAGCACCACTGCGTTTACGGATTTTGCTGACCTGTCGTTTACCAGCGCAACTATCACCGCTTTTGGTGCGCTGATTTATAACGACACGGCAGCAGGCAACCCAACCGTTTGCGTGTTGGATTTTGGTGGTGCAAAGACGTCTACCGTTGGCACTTTCACCATTATTTTCCCAACTGCTGACGCTACAAATGCGATTATTCGAATTGCATAAAAGCTGTAGATGTCCAATGCAGCTGTTGCCTTTGACGGATGGAACGCGTCTGGCGTAGCCTGGGGGGATCAGCCTTGGGGAGAGGGCGCGCTTGACATTGCCGTAACGGGAGCGGTAGGGGCAGTCACGACAGATCAAGGCGTTACTGTCAACCTCGTCGGGGTAGGGGCAACTGCATCTGTTGGACAAGTAACGGTAGATATTGCAGGTTCTATATCGGTAGCCGTTACCGGGGTAGCGGGCACAGCGTCTGTCGGTCAGGTGACGGCAGAAGGGGCTGCCTCCGTTTCTGTCACTGGTGTGGGCGGAACAGCGTCTGTCGGTCAGGTGACGGCAGAGGGGACTTCTTCTGTTGCTGTTACGGGAGTGCAGGGGAATGCTTCCGTCGGCCAAGTAACGGTGGACGCTTCGGGTTCCGTATCCGTTTCTGTCACGGGCGTAAGTAGCACAGCGTCTGTCGGTCAGGTAGCGGCAGAGGGGACTGCTTCTGTTACTGTTACGGGAGTGCAGGGAGCTGCTTCCGTCGGCCAAGTAGCGGTAGACACCTCGGGTTCCGTATCCGTTTCTGTCACGGGCGTAAGTAGCACAGCGTCTGTCGGTCAGGCAGCGGCAGAAGGGGCTGCCTTTGTTTCTGTCACTGGTGTAAGCGGCACAGCGTCTGTCGGTCAGGTAGCGGCAGAAGGGGCTGCGTCTGTTACTGTTACGGGAGTGCAAGGGGCTGCTTCCGTCGGCCAAGTTGTGGTAGATACTGCAGGTTCCGTGTCCGTGGTTGTCACGGGAGTGCAGGGGGTTATTTCCGTTAACCAAGTGACAGTACAGGGCACGGCATCCGTGTCCGTTACAGGGGTGACAGGGACAACTTTCCTTGGCCAGGTAGCAGTAGGAGAGAGCGTCGATGTTTCTGTCACAGGGGTGACGGGCACGGCATCTGTTGGCCAAGTGGCGGTAAATGCGGCAGCAGTAATAACCGTTACAGGGGTGACAGGGACGGCGTCCGTCGGCCAAGTAACAACACAGGGCACGGCATCTGTATCCGTTACAGGGGTGCAAGCAGCAGGCATCGTAGGGGCCCTTGTTTTTGTGGATGTGACGGTGCTTGTGACCGGGGTGCAGGCGACAGGGCAGATTTCAAACGTCCTTGTTTGGGGGGTTGTTGACGACGACAACACTATTGCATGGCAGCCCGTTAACGACGACAATGCCGCTATATGGACTGCAGTTTCTACATAAGGACTCGTTATGGCAAGTACCTTTTCTGACCTTAAATTTGAACTGATCGGCACCGGAGATCAGGCAGGTAATTGGGGCCAGACGACCAACGACAATATTGGCACGGCTATTGAGCAGGCAATTACAGGTCTTGGAAATCCTGTTTTTACAACAGATGCAGACCTGACAATCAACCTTACTGACACAGTCGCCTTGCAAACGGCAAGGGCCTTGGTTCTAAACGCCACGTCTACGGGAAGTCTTTCCGCGACCCGCAGCCTGGTGGTTCCAACGATTGAAAAACAGTACATCGTCCAAAACAACACGTCGGGCGGACAAAGCATTGTTGTAAAAACAACCGCAGGGACGGGCATCACGGTCCTTAACGGAAGCAAGATGCACCTGTACGTGGACGGGGTGAACGTAGTAGACGCCGTTTCGCGCTTCAGCGCCCTTACCCTTGCTGCGGCGCTTCCTATTACAAGTGGCGGGACGGGCACTACTACACCAAGTCTTGTCGCTGGCACCAATGTCACTGTTACCGGCACATGGCCAAATCAGACTATTGCTTCAACAGGCGGTGGCGGTGGCGGCGTATCGGCAGCGACGGTATACGGATTAATAACAATTTTCGGAGTTTGATATGGCAGCACCAAATTTAATCGCAGCAACGGCAATCTACGGAAAGACAACAGCGGTGAGTCTAACAACAACCTCTGCAACTTCCGTGTTGAGCAATGCAGCCAGCAGTGGAAAATGCCTAAAGATCAACACGGTTAACGTATCCAACACTAGCGGTTCTCCAGTTACCATAACACTGGCTTGGAATAATGCCGCTAGTTTAGCGGGGACAAATTTTGCGATTGCAAGCGCCATATCAGTGCCTAGCGGCACTACTTTAAACATTATTGATAAAACAAGCCAATACTATTTGGAAGAAAATCAAAGTCTAGGGGCAACTGCCTCAACATCAACAGCCTTAGTCGTGACTTGCAGCTACGAGGACATAAGCTAATGGTTAAACGATACGAAGGCGGTTTAATTTCTGCCACTCCACCGGCTGCAAGTAATGCTGCTACCAGTGCGGTTTGGGGCATTAGCGAGCAAATTCAATTAAAGCAGGCTGATAGCTGGCCGTTAATTGCGAC